CATACTGTAATCATATGGAAACCAGTTTAAAAGATATAAAAGAGTTTAAATTTGATAGCTTCGAAGATTTTCGAGGAGAAATTTTCACAACATATAAAGATTCTTTGGATGGCAAAAAGTTTGACCACGATAAGGTTTGCATTAGATATAAAAACTGCCTAGTAGGAATCCATGGAGATTTTAATACTTGGAAGCTTGTATCTTGTTTATATGGAAGGGTTCATGCTGTATTCGTAGATAATAGACCAGAATCTAAAGACTACAATAAACACATAACTAAAATTTTAAGCAATGAAAATAAAAAAGCTATCCTTTTGCCTCCTGGCATAGGTAATAGTTTTTATGTTTTATCAGATGTTTGTGTTTATGATTATAAACTATCTTATACTGGAGAATATACTGATTGCGACAAACAATTTACTTTAAAATGGAATGATCCGAAATATAATATTCATTGGCCTTCTAACAACCCAATCCTTAGCGAAAGAGATAAATAATGAATAATATTGTCATCACTGGAGTAACCGGACAGGACGGAGCGAACATGGTTGAGTATTTGCTCGAAAAAACTAATTATAATATCCATGGCGTTGCCAGAAGAGCATCTAATCCCAATTATATAAATTGCCAAAAGTTCATAAACAATCCAAGATTTAAATTTATATATGGAGATCTTTCTGATGCTGTTAGTATAGACGGCATTATTCAATCTTTAAAGCCTGATTATTTTATTAATTTTGGCGCCCAATCCTTTGTTGGGTGTAGCTGGGAAATACCCTTGCAAACATTCGACACAAATGCTACTGGAGTTGCAAGATGCTTGGAGGCTATCCGCAGACTTCATCCTAAGTGCAGATTTTATTCCGCTGGTTCTAGCGAGGAATTTGGCGACGTAGCCTATTCTCCACAAGACATTTATCATCCAATCAGAGCCAGAAGCCCATATGGAGCCTCCAAAGCCGCAGCAAGACACTTAGTTAAAGTATACAGGGAATCTTATAATTTGTACGCTGTCCATGGAATTTTATTTAATCACGAAGGAACAAAGCGAGGAGAAGAATTTGTAACAAGAAAAATATCTAAAGGTGTAGCCAGAATATATCACGCTATTAAAAACGGAAAAACGTTTGATCCGATTGAATTAGGAAATCTGGACGCTAAAAGAGATTGGTCTGACTCAGAAGACTTTGTCGATGGCGTTTGGAAAATGTTAAATCAAGAAAATTTTAGATATGATCTACAGCCTGAATTGTATAGAGAGCAATCATATTGTAAATCCATGATTCGGAGTTTAAAAGATTACGTTCTTTCTAGCAATGAAACTCATTCTATTAGAGAATTTATTGAAATTGCATTTAATGAAATTGGAATTGAAGGAGTTTGGCACGGAACTGGAATTTTAGAAGAATATAGTATTTCTACAAAATATGCCATCGCAAACGATCCGCTTTCTTCAGTTTTAATTAAAGTAAATGAAAAATTTTATAGACCAGCAGAAGTTGACCTGTTGATGGGCGATTCTACGCCAGCCAGAACAGAATTAAATTGGCTTCCAAAAACCGATTTTAAAGGCTTGGTGAAAAAGATGGTCGCCCACGACATATCCCTCCTTGACAAATCGCCATGATCAGGTGATACTAGGCGGGTGACTGCGAAAGCCAAAAAGCCTAGAAAGCTAAGTAAGCAACAGCAATTAATCATAAATTTCTTATTAGAAACTAAGTCTTGTAATTGGCCTAACGAGATGCGAATTGCAAATATGCTTATTAAAGAGCATGGCTTTGAGTGGCTCATGAGTCTTAGAGGCAGGACCAAGGTTATATCACTTGTTTGGTTTTTGGGCGAAAACGGGAAAAATTTTCTAAGAGATATCAAAAAATATCAATCCCTTTCTTTTGAAAAAGAGAAGATAATTCTAGAAGATAAACCTGTCGCTCCAGAAGTTGAAGTAAATAAAAAACCAACCTCAATCAAAGAGTTTTTAAATCTTTTTAACAAAAAATAATATGGCAAGACCCAAGAAAGAAGTGCAAGAAGTAGCAGAAGAATCAAACGTTTCAGGAAAACTAAGGGTTCTAGATAGCATCCTAAGCCGCAACAAAGATCACCATTATGCTTTTGATAATAATATTGATTATGTCGTCAGCAGCGGCAGTTTGACTCTCGATATTGAAATGGGCGGTGGCATTCACCCCGGTATAGTGCGGTCTTCTGGAATCACTGAAGGAGGCAAGACCAGCAACGCTTTGGCTTTCGCTAGGAACTTCCAACTTCTTCATCCAGAAAAGGGGTGCGTAATTTACATCAAATCCGAAGGTAGACTTAGCGAGAACATCATCTCTAGGTCTGGCATAAATACTGACCCATCTAAATGGAGAGTTATTCCTACTAACGATTACGAATTTGTAATTGATACGATGCGCGAACTAATCAAAGACAATGACGATGGAAATCTTTATTTCTTTGTCCTTGACAGTCTTGATGCTTTAGTGCCTAGAAATGATTTGGCTAAATCAGCTACAGAAGCAAATAAAACTGCTGGCGCAGCATTGTTGACAGCCGATCTTCTTCGCAAGATGGCAGCGGCGTTTTCTTCTAGGGGGCATATTTGTTTTATAATTTCTCAAGTTCGCTCTTCTATTAAAATCAATCCTTATGAAAAAGGTGATCCAAAGGTCACCAATGCAAGCGGCGGAAACGCTGCCCTGCACTATTCAGACTGGATCCTCGAATTTCAACAACGCTGGAATAAGGATTTCATCTATGCGAACGCCAAAGGAGATGGTAATCCTGTCGGTCATTGGTGTAAAATTTCATTTAAGAAAACCCCAAATGAAAAGTCTGGCAGAGAAGTTCGTTACCCAATCAAATATGGCCGCTCTAACGGATCAAGTGTTTGGGTCGAATATGAGATTGTAGATCAACTTTTGGCCTGGGAGTTTGCCCATGCTAAAGGCGCTTGGATTACTATTACTGATGAGCTTATTAAAGAGCTTGCTGATAACAGTTTAGAAATGCCAAAGCAACATCAAGGAGAAGCCAATCTCAAAAACTTCCTTGAAGAGCATCAAGATATAACAAAATATCTATTTAATAAATTCATAAGCGCTCTTAAAAAGTGAAGCTTTATAATGTCTATGGAAAGGTGGTTAGCAAAAACGTCTCTCAATATTTGATTGACTGGGATGCTACCTCTCGATCCAAAGTACAATTTAATACAAAACAATTCCTAAGAACCTATTGGAAAAACCACATAGTGTATGAGGAGTTCCCCGTATTCGGCTCTAGGCTAAAAGTAGATATCGTTAACGCTACCCTAAGAATAGCTGTCGAAGTCCACGGCAAACAACATACATCTTATAATAAATTTTTCCACGGTGAATCTCGTCTTAATTATTTAAAGTCTATTAAAAGAGATGTCGCTAAAGAAAAGTGGCTATCTATAAATAAATTTCAACTTGTAGAGATTTATGAAAATGAAGTCAAAGATCTTTCCGCACAATTTTTTAAAGACAAATTCAATATAATTCTTTAATGGCTATATATTCTCTACAGGTAGAAAAATATGTTTTATCTGGCCTTATCAGGCATCCAGCTTCATTTGCTGACATAGAAAATTTCATTAGTGAAAGCGATTTTATTAATGATGTTCATTATACAATCTTTTGCGTTTTTAAGGAGACATTTAATAAAGGTGAGCAGATCGATAAGGTTCTTATTTCTCAAAAATGCAAGAATCTTGGGATTACATTCAAAGACCAATCTATTGACATTTTCAATTATGTTAATAGTATTTGCTTAATTCCCACCTCTCAAGCTGGCCTTATCGAAGGAGCCAAAGAACTTCTTAAACTTCGCATCAGAAGAGAGATAGAGCAAACAGGTGATGAAATCAAAAAATTTGCTAATTCTTGCGCTGAAAAACCGATTGAAGAAATCATAACAGAGTCTGATAAGATTTATAATAGTAAAATTTGCACTTATGCCTCTGAAAATAATAAACCAGAAGACATAACAAATAATGTCATAGAAATTATTGAAGAGCGCGGCAATAATCCAATTGAAGATACTGGACTAACTAGCCCTTACGCTAATTTCAATCGTCTTTACGGTGGGATTCGCCCTGGTAATCTTTACGCTTGGGTTAGTAGACCGAAGCACGGCAAATCAACTATTCTTAATGATCTTGCGATTAAGATTACTTCAATCAACAAAGGATGTAAGGCCCTTGTTCTTGACACTGAAATGTCTACAATAGACATGAAGTTCAGAATAGCTTCGTCTCTAACCGGAATCCCAGTGTGGTATCTCGAAACAGGAAACTGGAAAAAGAATAATAATCTATATCAAAAATTCGAACAAAGCAAGGATAAGATTCGCGCCCTTAATAATCAAGTTGATCATTTGCAAGTCGCAGGCAAACCAATTGAAGAAGTTGTTTCTATTGTCAAACGTTGGTATTTTTCTAAAGTAGGTCGCGGTAATCAATGCGTTGTTGTTTACGATTATATTAAATTAACCGGCGAATCAGATAAGAACAAACAAGAATATCAGTTGATCGGTGAAAAAGTAAATGCTTTAAAAGAGCTTTGCTCAGAACTTAATATTCCTATTCTTACTGCTTGCCAATTAAATCGCACTGCAGAAAGCGGCGTTGATGACAGTAGCGCGATCTCTCAATCTGATCGCTTACAATGGTTTGCTTCATTTGTGGCTATTTTTAGACGCAAGAGCGTAGAGGAAATCGCTGACGACGGCCCAGAATTTGGATCACATAAACTTATACCATTAGCTACCCGTTTCCAAGGTAAAGATTCTGCTGGTCATCATGATTTAGTTAGAATCCAAGAAGGCAAAAAGGTAAAGTACATGCCTAATTATATAAGTTTTGATATTAATAACTTTAACGTGCAAGAGACTGGAACTCTTGAGGATATTTTGTCTGCAAGAGCTTTGAAGCCCGAACTTGACGATTCTGGCGATGGCGAAGTTTTATGAATGACTGCGAATCTGTAAAAAAAATACTCACTGACATAGGGTATAGTTTAACTGATCATGGCCGAGAATATAGAACAAGGCCTCTTTATCGAGACTCCGGTAACGATAACGTATTAAGAATATGGAAAAATTCTGGTCAATGGGTTGACTTCAAGGAAAACATCAGCGGATCTATAGAAGATTTAGTAAAACTTACCTTAAAACTTAAAACAATAGATGAAGCCAAGAAGTGGATTTCAGAAAAAGGAATAGACACATCTTATTCTGAAGACCATCAGCAAAGAGTTACGACCACCCAGACAACTATTTTTGATAAATCTTTATTGATAAAGTTGTCGAGAGATGATACTTATTGGGAAGGAAGAGGTATTTCAAGTCAAACGCTTCAGCCTTTTCAGGGCGGCGTAGCTTCGACTGGTAAAATGTTTAATAGATATGTTTTCCCTATTTTTAATTGTAAAGATGAAATAGTTGGATTTGCTGGCAGGGATGTCTCTAAGACAAGTCTAGAAGGTCGTCCGAAATGGAAGCTTATTGGAGATAAAAAAGAGTGGGCTTTTCCACTAAAAGTTAACGCTAAAGATATAAAATCTTCTAAGATAATTATTTTGGTTGAAAGCATAGGAGATATGTTGGCTCTTAGAGAAAATGGAATCAATAATTCAATCGTATCTTTTGGCCTAAATCTATCTCCTAAAATTATCTACTCTTTAATTGGTTATAACCCTAAAAAAATTATCATTGCTTTTAATGATGATTCCTTTAATAATGCTGCCGGAAATCTAGCCGCAGAGTCAGCGCACCAAAGACTTTTAAACTACTTTGATCCTAGTCAAGTACAAATCAAGCTGCCATTTGGAGCAAAAGATTTCGGAGAAATGCATTTAAAAGATAGATCTTTAATTTCTAACTGGTATAATTCTATCCAATGAGCAACGTAGAAAAAGTAAAGCTGAGTGCTAGTAAAATCAAAACTGCTGAAGGATGCAGTTGGCTTTACTATACAAAATATATTCTCAAGCTACCTGACATATCAAACTCTGGAGCATCTAGAGGAACAATTTGTCATTTAATTTTTGAGCTTCTCTTAACTGACAGGCACAAGAAGTATTTTGAAGACCTATGCTCTGGTAAAGCTGGTGTTATTAAAAATCCAGCTATTCATAGGCTTATTCTAAAGCATGCCAAAAAACTAAAAGTAGACGATGAAGAGAATCTAGATTTGATTTATAACATGATTCAGACTGGTCTTCAAAGCGACTTTTTTTGCAATGGAGCGTTGCTTGTAGAAGCAGAGTCTGAGTTCAAGCTAGAAGAAGATGACTACATTATAAATGGCTTTATCGACAAGCTTGCAAAATTCAGCGACACAGAATATAAAATATACGACTACAAATCAAGCAAGGGAAAATTCTCCAAAGAAGAGATTGACTTTAATTTGCAAAATTTGATGTATTCTTTAGCTGTATTTAAGACTAAAGGATATATTCCAGATGTATCTTTTATATTTCTTAAGTTTAAAAAACAGCCTATTCAAGAAGCGCCCAAGCCGACCGCAGAACAGCTAGAAGGCTTCAAGGCTTATTTAAGCTATGTTGCTGGTTATATTTCTTCTTTCGACGAAAAGAAAGCTATAGAAAATCTTGCCGCAAGCTCCCCAAAGAAAAAATGGATGTGTGGAAGCGATGTTCCCGGCAAGTGGATTTGCCCATCTAGATCTCCAGTTACTTATTATATTGGGGTTGATGAGAATGATAAATTCATAAAGTCTTCATTTAAAAAAGAAGATCTAATCAACGACCCAAAGGTAAAGTTAATAAATAAAAAAGACTACAAAGGCTGCCCTTTCTGGAGGAAAGATGACCCAACTTTCTGATTGACCATCCCTCGAAACACCGCCATAATCCATCATGTACTCGGCTGTACCTTTATTTAAGTCTCACTATAGTCTCGGTAAGTCTGTTCTAACGCTTGCGAAAGCCGGATCAAGTGAGCCTGACGAGCCGAGTTCAATAATAGATATAGCCAAGAGGCTAAAGCTTGATAAAGTTTATTTGGTTGATGATTCTATCTCTGGTTTTCTTGAGGCTTACAAATCTTGCGAAGACGCAAAGTTAAATTTTAGCTTCGGTCTTCGGTTGACTATCTGTGATGACATGGATAATAAGACCGCTGAATCCAGAGAAAAAGAGCACAAGGTAATAGTCTTCATTAAAAAATCAGAAGGCTATCAGAATCTTATTAAGATATCTACTGTAGCAAGCACTAATGGATTTTACTATTATCCGAGAATAGACTGTAAAACTTTAAGAGAGCTTTGGAATAATGAGAATCTTTTGCTTTGCATTC